CTAGGTAATTACAAACCTAAAGAAACTAATGTAGAGAAGCTTCGTGTTTTTCTAGCTAAACTAAACACACAACAAAATGGCAAATAGTAACGGATGGGGAGATGGTGCTGCCAACAACGCAATTGGTTGGGGTCAAGGTGCTATCAATCCTGATACGATGTGGGTAAAAGACCTCAACATTATTGAGTACAAACCAAAACCTACACCATCTCCGTTTTAATGAAAACTAATCTTACAATCCTAGCTTTTTCAATTTGCACAATTTTAGCACCTGTTAAACCTTTAGTAATCATTGCAATTTTATCTATTATTTTAGATACGTGTTTTGGCATTTGGAGAAGCGTACGAAGAAGCGGATGGAAATCAATTCGTTCTCGTAGATTATCTCACACTATTTCTAAGACACTTTTGTATAGTGGAGCAATCGTTTTTGTATTCTTGTTAGAAAAGTATGTTATAGCTGATATTCTTGCACACTTCATTGCTATTGATTTAGTGTTAACAAAGGCGTTTACTTTCTTCTGCGTTTACACGGAGATAAAATCTATCAATGAAAGTTACTTCTCAGTTACAGGAGTTAATGTATGGGATAAGTTTATTAAGTTTGCCAAACGTAGTAAAGAAACCTTAGAAGACCTCAAATGACATTAATAGAAAAGTACATAAAGTTCACGAAGAAATGGGAAGGCGGTCTATCTAAAGACAAATCAGATTCAGCATCCAGCTATCCGTGTCCAACTGCATACAAGGGAAAAACGGGATATCACACAAACGTAGGAATAACTTATACAGCGTGGGTAAGTTTCTTTGGAACTGACAATGATACTCGTTTCTTTGCTATGAACTCTGAGGATTGGTTTAAGATATTCAAGAGAGGTTATTGGGATGGCGTTAGAGGTGACGCATACAACTCACAAAACATTGCAATATTTGTTACTGGTATGGCGTGGGGATCAGGAGTAAAACAAGCTTCTAAATCTCTACAAGTTGCTATCAATCATTGTGGCTTACAATGTACGGTAGACGGATTAATAGGGCCTAAAACAATACTACTAGCAAACTCAATAGAACCTAAAAAACTATTTGACGCATTAACTGCTGAAAGAGAAAGATTCTTTTACGCAATTGGAGTAGGTAAAAACGCTAAATTTCTAACAGGATGGTTAAACAGGCTAAACGATTATCGCTTTACATTTCGACCTTAATTATTTTAGGTTCGTGTTCTGCTAATTATCACGTTCTACGTGCAATCAAAAAAGGTTACGTTTGTGACGAAACTAGCGACACAATACAAGTTTCGACAATAGATTCAATTCCTTACGTTTTAAGAGACTCAATTTATTGGGAGAAGGTAATCGTTCAGAAAGATACAATCGTTCGTTACAAGCGTTCCTACGTACCTCAAACGAGATTTCAGACACGTATTGAATACAAGTACAAGACAAAGTACATCAAAGCGGAAGCTCAAAAGGTAAAATACCAAAATAAATACATCACAAAGACGAAAGTTAATTGGTTATTCGTAATATTGGCATTTATTGTAGGTTTCCTAGTTAGGTTGTCCTTGAGTGAAACCTTCAGAGGTAGGTTACAACTTCTCACTAAACTATTCAAATGAGTAAACAAACGAGATTCAGATTACAAGAAGACGAGATTGAAATTTTAGAATCTTATAGGGCAATAAAAATCGAATCCAATGGAATGGGTTTAGACGATACAGATGTAAAACACGGATGGTTAAAATCTAAAAATGCATCATTGTTCTTTAAAAACCCAAACTTCAAAGAAGCTGAGGAGGTAAACTACAAAGAACTTCAGGAACAAGTTTTACAAGACATCAGAGACTTTAAACCTGAATATCCTACGATCTTTAGGAATCCATCAACAGACGGACACTTATTAGTAGTTGATCCTGCTGACATCCACATAGGTAAATTATGCGATGCATTTGAAACAGGCGAAACATACAATAATCAAATCGCAGTTAAACGAGTTAAAGAAGGTGTTCAAGGAATCCTAGATAAAAGCTCAGGGTTTAACATAGACAAAATACTATTCATTGGAGGAAACGACATCTTACACATCGATATGCCCTCCCGAAAAACTACTGCAGGAACTCCTCAAGACACGGATGGAATGTGGTACTCTAATTTTCTAATCGCAAAACAATTATATGTTGATATCTTGGAAACTTTGTTATCTGTGGCTGATGTTCATTTTACTTTCAATCCCAGCAATCACGATTATACGCACGGCTTTTTTCTTGCAGACGTTATACAAACTTGGTTTAGAGGTTGTGATAATATTACTTTTGATTGCTCTATTGCTCATCGGAAGGGGTACTTATATGGAAAGAATCTAATCGGTACTACACACGGAGATGGAGCAAAACACGGAGACCTACCTTTATTGTTAGCAACCGAGTTTCCACACGAATGGAGTATTAGTAAGCACCGTTATGTTTACACACACCACGTTCATCACAAGACAAGTAAAGATATAATGTCGGTTTGTGTAGAATCTCTTAGAAGTCCTTCAGGAACTGATTCGTGGCATCATAGAAACGGGTATCAGTATTCTCCCAAGGCAGTTGAAGGATTTATCCATCACAAAGATTTCGGTCAAGTTGCTAGATTAACTCACATCTTTTAGTATATTTGCAACTCATAGTTTTTAGGTTTTAGTTAGAGGGGTGTCGAAAGGCATCCCTTTTTTTATGGCTATAACCTGACTTTTGTCAACTTTTTTCAGGCTATAACTTGACATTTTACCTTTGTTCTATTACAAGAATGTAACATATTTACCCTTATTTTGTGACAAACATTTGCCACTATTTACATTTATTGTCTAAAATTTGCGTAAAAAATCCTAGTAAAATCAAGGGTTTTAAAAATAATTAACAAAAAATGTAAAAAAAATGTTAAAAAAGTTTTGTAATTAAGAAATAGTATTTATATTTGTATATAATTAATTCACAAACACAAAAACAAAACGCTATGAAAACTGCAACATTTAAATTTTACGCAATGACTTCCGAAGGTTTAAAGTACACGATTATTACTTGTCCATTATTAATGGTGTTAAGTAGTGGTGGAATTTTAGTAGAGATGGAAGGTAAACCACAAGGTAAGTGTATTTCTGCCGAAAATGTTATATCAATTAACAATTAAAAACAACGCTATGAAAAAACAAGAAATGATTAAAGTAATGATTGCAGAGGAAAAGCAATTATGGAAAGAAATGATGGAGTGTATTGACAAACTAGGAATGCGTGACCCTATTACAGATATCTCAGTAGCAAGATGGTCAGTTGTTAATAAATTAGTATGTAAAATTAAAGGGATATGAAAACACTAAACGAAAATCAAAAGGACATTATCGGCACTATTGTAGCAATGTCATTGTTTTGGCTTGTGATGAGTTATTTTATCTCAACGCAACCAAACTATAACCAAACCAATAAAGTACCGCAAAACGTAAAAAAACAAACCCAATCGCCTGTATTAGAGAAATACGGAGAACTCATAACTAAAAATAAATAACTATGAACAAATTCGAAATTACAGATTACAAGTATAGTCCATACACGATGGAACTAGAATACGTTGACGTAGAATATTGTTACACGGTTCTATGCGACTTTGAATGGTCTGAAGAATGCACAAGTCATTACATTGACTTTTCGGTTACTCCTTTGTCAGGTACGTTTTTTCACGAAACTACAGACGAAACAGGAAGCATTGAAATCACGGACGATTATAAGCAATGGCTACAAGACAAAGTAAAAGAGTACAGAAATCAAACTCTGTGGTTTCACAACGAAGCATTCGAGAAGATGCAGGATTTAGAAACAGAAGAATTTAGTAATTGGGCGAACTATGGTATTTAAACTACAAAGAATGATTAAGTTCTGGCGAACGAAGTCATCGCACGAAACAATCAGAGGAAGCTTTAACGAGGAGCTTTACAGAAGAATATGTGAAATCAAATTTAATCAAACGCTATGAGCTACAAAAGAAAAGAAAATTATGAAGCATCAATGCTAGGTATCGTGGTAAGTTTAGTATTGAGTGCAGTAATAATCTTATTATATATAATCTCGCTATGTATAAACTAACCTACATTATCGGGCTTACAACCGTACAAAGTTGGAATTTCCATTCAAAGAACTTAGCCAATTGGAAAAAATACGACCTAATACAAACAGGTAGATTTAATAACGGAACATTTAAAATAGAGCAAATATGAAAGATAACCTAATGGACAAAGTAACGTACCTAATAGAAAGAGACGGACTAAACAAACGCAATAGACACAGAGAAATTATATACAAGAAATGCTATCTAATGCACAGACTACGCAAAGAGCATTTAACTTTAGGCGAAATAGGTTCGTACTTTAATCAGCATCACGCTTCGGTTTTACACAACATCGAAACACATAAGAATATGAACAAGTACAATAAACACGAGTACACAAGTTTTATTCGTGAGTATCAGGTATTCTTAAAAAACACGGAGTATTATATTGAACCAAGAGATTTAATTTCAGACGTTATGGATTCCACTAATTTGTACAAGCTCCAGAGAGTTAAACGATGGATCAAAGAAGGTAGATATAAAACTTTTGATGCTAATGCAACTTTATTAGAATAAGTTTCGTTATCTTTGTACGTGGGTAAGCAGACCCTAAGAAAATTTTATTTAAACCTCATTTGGCTAGTAGTGCTGCTTCACGAAAACCGAATGGGGTTTTTTCATTTAAGCAGAAAATGGCAACAGAAAAAAATTCATTTCTATTGTATTGTGATGTTATTCACACAGTAGAAAAAATGAAAGATGTAGATGCAGGAGCATTACTCAAACACATCTTGCGTTACGTAAACGATCAACAACCAGTAACGGACAATCCAATTGTAGAAATTGCATTTGAACCAATCAGGCAGAGTTTAAAGCGTGACTTAATTAAGTACGAGAATATACGAACGCGTAATAGTGAGAACGCAAAGAAGCGATGGGATGCCAAAGAATGCGACCGCATACCAAATGTACCTAATCATACCAAAAATGCCGATAGTGATAGTGTAAGTGTAAGTGATAGTGTTATATACAATATAGACTATCAAGCGTTGCTTGAGTTTGTGAATAAATCTTTTGGCAGAAGCTTTAAAGTAGTTGGTGATAAGGTGCAGCGATCTTACAAAGCACGTCTAAAAGACGGATACAAAAAAGAAGATATTATAAACGCTATTAAAAACTGCAAGAAGAATCCATACCACAAAGAAAATAACTACCAGTATTGCACACCTGAGTTCTTTAGCAGAGCTGAGACTTTAGATAAATACGCAGATAGAACCATAGTTACCGAAAGTGATAGTATCTTAGCAATCCTAAACAAATAAACTATGATACTTAAACAAGGAGATTCCCTGCAATATTTACTTGACGTCAAAGACGGAAAGATAAAACAAGGATTAGGATTAGACTGCTTTTTAGATGAACACCTAAGATTTAAACCTAAGCAACTAAACATTATTTTAGGACACGACAACGTAGGAAAGACGTACTGGATTAATTGGTACTTTCTTACATTAGCACTTAAACACAATTTAACCTTTTGTATTTGGAGTGGAGAGAATCAAAAAGGTCAAATCCTGCGTGATATGATACAGATGTACAGAGGTAAACCATTTAAAGAACTTAGCCATTCTCAGATAAGCGGAGACCTTGCATTCTTGGAACAGTCATTTATGTTTATAGATAATTCCAAACTTTACAAACCTGCAGATGTATTAAAGCTATTTTTAGAAAGCGGAGCAGATGTAGGATTGATTGATCCATTTACAGGGCTTGACAGAGAAATGAGCTTTGCTGGAAACTATGAATTTATGAATCAAGCAAGACAATTTGTAAATCAGCACGGAATGACAATCTACATAAACACGCATCCAAATACGGAGAGTGGTAGAACGGGTAATCTTTACGCAGAAGGCGAACTAAAAGGACATCTTAAAGCACCGTTAAAAGACCACATAGAAGGCGGTAAAGCGTTTCTAAACAGATGTGATGATATGATTGTTATACACAGACTAATCAAACACGAAACCTTAAAGTACAAAACGTGGGTACAAGTCGAGAAAGTAAAGGATATGGAAACAGGAGGTAAGCATACTGGAATGGATTCACCTGTAGTTTGCGATTTCAACAAGGGAATCGGATTCGAAATACACGGAACAGACCCTTTGAAACCTTTTAGAATAAAAGAGCCGTTCCAGGCAAAGATTACAATGACAGAACAAAAGTTGAACGCTATTCACGCTAATAAAAAATTCTAATGAAAACATATTTAATATACGATGGTAGATTATATAAAATAGGTCAAACCAATGATATAAATCAAAGAATGAAAGGTATTTATAACGCAAATCCATTTGTAAAAATATTAGGTTGCACGGATAAAATATCTGAACAAAAATTACACGAAATTTATAAAAAATGCAGAGTGAAATTAGAATGGTTTGATTTAAGTGATGCAGAAGTTCAGGATATATTAAATTCATTTGATACAGGTATTCATAAATACAGAGCAGATTATTTTATTAATTTGGCAAATTCTGATAGATTTTTAAGAAAGATATTTGGTACAAAGTATAATTCAAGTGAAATAAAAATGGATATAGAAAATGAAATTAAAAATGCAAAAATAACACGACAACAATGGACATAGGATTAAAACTACTTTACATTAAAGGACTTATACAAAAGAATATTTGGAAAGTCAAACTAACAAGAGAAGAACTACAGGAAAAAAGACCTGAGGCTGCAGCGTACATAAACGGAGCAAGAGATACTGAGAACGACTTAAAGCAAGTTCAGTTAGCAATCGTTGAGTTAGAGACAGAACTACGCTTACACGGACGAGAAATCAACAGATGTTTGCACATAAACGGAGAATTAAAACAAAGAATACAAGAATTAGAACACGAACTTAAATTTAAAGATGTTAAACTATGAAAGTAACAGATAAAATAACAATAACAAACGAGGACAATATGGATTTAATGGCTCGTTATCCTGACAACTATTTTGATTTAGCAATAGTAGACCCGCCTTATGGAATTGGAATTGATGGACAAAAAAAAACATTTAATAAAAAGCCAAGTCATAATAGAAAAGAACACATTAAAAAAAATTGGGATAACGTAATACCAACTTTAGAATATTTTAATGAATTAAAAAGAGTTAGTAAAAATCAAATTATTTGGGGAGCAAACTATTTTACTGAATTTTTAAGACCTACAAAATCTTGGATATTTTGGTACAAAGGTCAAAGAGATTTAACAATGTCCGATGGCGAAATGGCGTGGACTTCATTTCAAACTGTTACAAGACAATGTGAATTTAATAGAGCTTCTTTACGAGCGCAAAATACCTTTCATCCAACGGAAAAACCTTATAAACTTTACAAATGGATTTTAGACAAGTACGCAAAACAAGGAGATAAAATATTAGATACTCATTTAGGAAGTGGAAGTATTGCAATAGCTTGTCACGACTACGACTTTGAATTAACAGCTTGTGAACTTGACTCCGAATACTACGAAAAAGCGATACAAAGAATTAAAAACCATACAAACCAACAAAAATTATTTTAAAATGAGAAAAGAAAAAAAGTTAGTTGCATTAGCGGTAATATTACCTGTATTAGCAGACTTCATTGACGAGTTAAATGACCAATCAATATTCAAACAGGATTTAAAGCGTAAAGCAAATATGCTATTACACGAAATCAGACGAGTAGACAACCAAGTATTACAGGTATATGGAGAGAACCGAGAGGAAATCTTCGCACAACAGGTAGACTTACAGATTAGATTCCGTCAATTTGTAGAATCAATAATTGTAGACTGATGAAAGTATTAAATTTATATGCTTGTTTAGGAGGTAACCGATACAAGTGGGATGAAGTAGTTGATAATTTAGAAGTGACCGCAGTAGAACTTGATTCGGAAGCTGCACGACTTTATCAAGAAAGATTTCCAAACGACACAGTAATTGTATCAGATGCACATCAATACTTGTTAGACCATTACAAAGAGTTTGATTTTATTTGGAGTTCACCTCCTTGTCCTACACATAGTAGATTTCAAACATCAATGAAAACTATTAGGAAAATGCAATATCCTGATATGCAACTTTATCAAGAAATTATTTTTTTAGATAGTTTTTATGAAGGTAAATACTGCGTTGAAAATGTTATTCCATTTTACACTCCATTGATACCTGCACAGCAACGAGGAAGACACTTGTATTGGACAAACTTTGTTCTGCCTAATGATATTAATGAGCGTAAAAATCCTGAATTAAGCAGGGGTTTGGCAAAGGATATTATTGAAAGATTATCAGTTTATCACGATTACGACTTCACAAAATATAAAGGAAAGCAGGATAATAGAAAAATGGCAAGAAATCTAGTAGATTATGAAGCAGGAAGAACAATATTTGAAACTGCATTAGGAATTATTAGAAAATCAGACACAAACCAAACATCAATTTTTGACTATGAGATGTAAAAACTGCAAAGAAAAGTTTGAACCTATCAGTTTCAACCAAAAGTTCTGTTTTAAAGATGAATGTTTTAAAGCATTTGTTGAAGAAATCAAAGAGAAGACTTGGAAAGAAACCAAAACACGAATGAAAACAGACCTAAAAACCACACAGGATTGGTTAAAGGAAGCACAGACAGTATTCAATAGGTTTATCAGGCTACGAGATAACGGACTATGGTGCATATCTTGCGGACTCCCCCCTAAGAAAAAAAACGCAGGACACTATTTCTCAAGTGGAGGACACAGCAACGTAAGATTTGACGAAGATAATGTTCACCTGCAATGCGAAGCCTGTAACACATATTTGTCTGGCAACCTCTTAAACTACCAAATCGGTATAGAAAAACGGATTGGAGCAGAAAAGTTAATAGAATTACAAGGTCGCGCTCACTTAGAAAAGCGTTGGACAGTAGAAGAAATAAAAGAAATTATAAAAAAATATAAAGAATTAGTGCGAGATATGAAATAAATTCATATATTTGTATAAACAAAAACCAATTTATTATGAAACATTTATTTAAATCGTTGGCTCAGTTCCAACAAGAAGTACCAGTGATCCACAAAGCTACGCAAGGCTATGGATACTCTTACTCGGACTTACCTAAAATCTTTAGCGTTATTAATCCATTGCTAAAAAAACACGGATTAGGATTCACTCAGTTAATTAACGAAGGAGATGTCTTGACGATTCTGTTCCACGTTGAATCAGGAGAGCAGATACAAAGCTCTACAAACATTCCGCAAAACGTACAACTCAAAGGAATGAACGACTTCCAAGTTCTTGGTTCTGCAATTACTTACATTCGTAGATATGCTATCAGTGCAATGTTAGGATTAGTTACAGACAAAGATACTGACGCAGGAGGAGAGCAAGTAAAAAGCGAACCAAAGAAACAAACGCTAGACGCTAAAAGATTCCAAGATGCAGTCAAAGCAGTAACGGAAGGAAAGATAACACGTGAGTCTTTAGAAAGTAAGTTCACGTTAACAGAAGGTCAAATTGATATACTCAACGCACTATGAAAGTTAGATGCTCTGCTATAGGAAAAATTATGTCAGCACCTCGTAACAAATCGGAGGTGCTTTCACAGACTGCAAAGAGTTACATTCACGAAATGGTCTTGCAGGATAAATACGGAATCAGAAAAGAGTTTAGCTCACGTTACACAGACAAAGGTAACGAAGTAGAGAACGAATCTATCAACTTAGTCAACGAAGTCTTAGACGTAGGATTTATTTACAAGAATGAGGAGTTCTACCAAAACGAATGGATTACAGGAACACCTGACGTAAACACGGAGCAAGTATTGTTAGACGTTAAAAGCTCTTGGGATGGTTCTACCTTTCCGTTCTTTGAGACTGAGATACCTACAAAAGATTATTTCTATCAGTTGCAAGGTTATATGTGGCTAACAGGTAAACAACAGTCAATGTTATGTTACTGTTTAGTTGACACTCCTGAACTAATGGTTGAGGATGAGATTAGAAGAACTCACTGGAAACTTAATCTAATGGAAGAAAGCTTAGACCTAAGAGACGAGATCCAAAAGAAACATATCTTTAGCCACATTCCTAAGAATCGCAGAGTTAAAGTATTTTACGTACAGAAAGACGAAGCAGTCATTGAAAGAATCAAAGAACAGGTAGAGCTTTGCAGAGAGTATTACAACACCTTAATAAATTTCCTATGAATCAACAAATTGAAGACCAAATAGTCATTCGTGTTTTAAGCCGATTTGCCGAACGAAGTCAAGTAGGAATAAACAAGTACAAGACTACGCTGGAAAGAACTGATTTAAGCACGTTACAATGGCTTACACACGCACAAGAAGAAGCTATGGACTTTGTACTTTACTTGGAACGACTAAAAGACGAATTTAAAACTAAACAACAAGAACAATAGTAACAATTAAACAAATATAAAATGGAAAACAAGTTAAACACGGGAGCAATCTTCAAAAACACGAACAAGAAAGCGGATAACCATCCCGACTACAAAGGAAAGGTAAACGTAAATGGCAAAGAAATGGAAGTTGCGTTATGGGTTAAGCAAGGTAAAGCAGGATCATTCTTTTCTGCAGCATTCTCAGAACCTTACGTTGCTCCTGAAACAATGGAGCGTAGACCAGTAACAGATGAAATGGACGATTTACCTTTTTAGTATGTACATTGACGAGACGGAATTAAGAAACAGTCTTAAAGAAGTGCTTAGGTTGAAAACACGAAACCAAATTGTCCAAGACATAAAGACTAGAACAGGAAAGTTTCATCAGTACCAGATAGATAAATTCTTGCAAGGTAAAGACGTAACACTAAGCACAGCCATAAAGCTAGACGAGTTTCTTTTGAGAGAGAGAATGTAAACAGAAGCCACTTTAACAGGTGGCTTTTTCTATGTTAATAACTTTTTAGCAACCTGATTAGATTTTCATCGTAAGTTTGATTAGAAATTAATCAATGGACAAACTCACATTATTAACTAAACACCACAAAGATTGGGTCAAGGTAGTCAATAGCTTTGGTGAATACTTTTTTGCTGACGATATCGTGCAAGAAACATATTTAAAGATTCTTCGTTTAAATCATATAGACAAGATAGTTACTACAACGATTAATAGAAGTATGATGTGGTTGGTATTGAGAAGCGTTCACATTGATCACCTTAGACTACAGAAACACGATAAGGTAAGTTTAGACCTAATTTATAGTTTAAGCAGCGAGGATTCAATAGAAAGTCAACAGGCAATAAACCGAATAGACGAACTGATAGAAGAAGAAACAAAGAAGTGGCATCATTACGACAAGATGTTATTTGATTTGTACAGAAAAACGGAACTATCAATGCGAGAAATAGCAGAAGCAACTAAGATACACTACACATCTATCTTCCATACATTAAAACGATGCAAGAAAAGATTACAAGAAGCAGTAGGGGATGACTATAAAGATTATTTAAATAAAGATTTTGAACTAATAAAATAAACAATGGAAAAACGAACACCAAGAAAGAAAGCAGAAGGACTAGGAGACACAGTAGCACAAGTAACAAAAGCTACAGGAATAGACAAGCTAGTTAAGTTCATCGCAGGAGAAGATTGTGGATGTGACGCACGTAAAGAAAAGCTCAATGCTTTATTCCCATACAGAACACCTAAGTGCCTAACAGAAGACGAACACACCTACCTAACAGAATCACAGGTATTAAATAAACAAACATTAAAGCCTAGTGAGCAAGATGCAATATTAAAGATTTACAATAGAATCTTTGGAATCAGCAGAGAGCCTACTTCTTGTGCAACTTGTTGGTTAGAAATTATTAATAAAATGAAAAAGGTATTTAACGAATACGCTGAGTAATGAAATACTATCTCATTGACCACGGAAACCAAATGCTCGAAGCTGCCAATGCAGTAACAGACCTTCTAACAAAGCAAGGATGTC